TGTTTGGCAGGTCCGTAAACACCATCGTCGTGTGCCGACCCTCACCGGGCTGTTGTGTCTGCAATAAAAAGAGCGACAAGGCTCGAACTAAATCGTCAAAATAAACAGGAGAGTAAGTGCGGGGTGGCACCGAAAACGTAGGAGGAACTAAAGACCTACTACTCATCGTCGCCCATCCTGTTTAAGATCAAGTCTAGTTGAGCCCAGTCGCCAAGTTACTCCTAACTCTGTTGTCTCTACTCTAACACCTACAGCCCTGCCACGTAATCGCACGTGATTTAATGTTGCTGTGTTTGTAACGTCGGTAGCAAAAGACTGTGTATATCCCGTTCCGGGAAAGTTCTCTGCTTTTAGCGTGAAAACGGCTGTTCGATTGGCTGTCGCAGGTGAATCTAGAAAGCTTATGTCAGGAATTAACCTACGAACAAAAGCAAAGTTCTCTCCATCTCCTATATCTACAGGACTGCTTTCTATAAAAGCAGAGAGCGCCGATCCATCGTCATCTGCACCGTTTTCGTGGTTAAACAAGTAAGCTCCGCTCGCCGCTATTGGAAACTCGTTAATACCTCTATCTAGCCAAGCGGTCCGTGCTAAAGAGCCAAAGTACCAAACCTGTTCATCGTAATTGTAAATGACATACTTGTCATTAGAAGAGGCACTGGCTGAAGGATAGAACCAAAACACCTCGCCAAACTCAGTGTTTAAGCCTGCGAAAACCTGCTCTGCTTGAGTAAAATTAAAATCGTCAAAAACTGTATCACGAACTGTGCAAGGTAAAGGCTTGACCGTGCCATCATACAGATAAAAACGTCCATTGCCCATCCAGAACACGGCGTCTCCTGCGGCAACCGCGGCATTCGGTCCAAGGACCGTGATCCCTGTAGATATTTGCGTAAGCCCAAAAGTAAAGGGAGGCCCTATGAATTGCAAAGAATGGGCAGAGTTATCAGTGAGGATAAACACCTCTCGCCGTGTCTCGGTCACTGACACTATTTGTGATCCCGACCCAACCACTAAATCCCCTGCGGTATTCGTTGCAGATGGAAGCCAATCGGTGGCGTTTTCTTGCGAAGAGAAGCGGATAAGTAATTTGTCTTGCGTAGTAGACCCTACAGGATTGCAACCGAAAGCAAGGACATGTCTGTCGCGGTCCGATACAAGAACGCCTCTAGCCACCGTGGGAGCGTTACTATCCAAACTTGATAATTCAACAGCCCGTGTCGATAATCCGTTTGTTTTATCCCAGTAGTAAATAGACCCGTCACGAATGTTAAAAATTAAATCCTCACCAAAATTGTCTTGACTGAAGATACGTATGCTACCACCACCTGCAACAGTGCTTGCGGCTGAACCCCAGGTACCACGGCCCCAGGTGCCTGCCCCCCAGCCTGTGCCCGGAACAACCGTATCTATACCAATATTAATTTGGTACTTCGCAACAACGCTTCCACCACCATTACCTGAATCAGAGGAGTTAGCGGCAACAGAGGCCGTTATCGTGTAAGTGTTTGCCGTTGGAACAGTGACTATCTCGTACTCTATGTTTAAGACAGCAGCGGTTATATTACCACCTAACGTAGCGGCACCGCTAAAGGTTACAAAGTCACCTACAAGGGCTTCGTGCCCGTTATCTGTTACCGTGATAGTGGTAGACCCATTGGTTGCGGCAAAGGTAGCGGCATTAGTTGTTGTTTTACGGATCGGGGTTACGTCGTTAAAGGCACCACCCTCTTCAATATAAAACTTCTTATGTGTGCCTACACCTAAAAACCTTGAGCCATCTAACGCGATCCAAGCGTGTAAAGACCTGCAAGTGCCTAAGAAGGTTTTTAAAGAATATTTAACCCATCCACCTAATTTCTCAGGGAACCCAAATCTAAAACGAACCTTATCACAGTCATTCCAGCCGCCTTCATTAGAGTAAGCTGTAACCTCTGTGTTAACTCCAGGTTTAAATTTGAAGGTGGAAAGAGGCATTAATCTTCCGTTTGTTTTATACTTTCAATAAGTTGATTAGTCATGACCGACAAAGCCGCATCAACTTGATCTAACTTAAATTTACTCTGTGCTTTTTGTTTTTGAAGATCTTTAATCTGAGCAATAAAATATTTGCTGTTGTCTTGAAGATCCTCTTCCTTGTAATCAACACCGTTGATATTAACTACGTTTGTTTCAGCCATTACCAAGGCACTCCTGAACCTTTAGTGGGAGTCGCTTGTTCTGCAATTTGACCAGCAACATTAGCTTCTATTGAGGTTACTTCATCAGAACCCAGAGCGGCTTTTACCCAACCTACTACTTGTGTTTCCGTAATATTTGCGTATGCAGTAAATGAAGACAGATCATCTGTTGAAATAACTACAGTTCCATAACATCTACCTGTATTCCCGCTTTCATCCTCATCAGCACAGTTCCAATGTATGTTAAAAACTACATCAGTTTTTCCCCCATGACTTTTGTAAAAGTCAAGATTATTAACTGTCCATTGCGCTGCCATTTTTTTCTCCTAGCTTTCTAAGGCTGATATTCGTGCTTCTAATTTTTTGATTGTTTCTTGTTGCTCTTGAATCGCTTTAATACATAAGGAAACCATGTTGCCGTAAGCCAGAGCATCAGGTTCGTTATCATCATTGTATTGAACAAATTCTGTTAAACCAGCATCATGGACTTCTTCCGCAATGAGACCTCCAAGAATGATGTCGCCATCGTTATTGCCTCTATATGTTACAGGACGTAGATTAAGCAGTTCCGCCAAACCGTGAGTGGCATCCTCTATTGAATTTTTATAACGCCTAGATGACGTTGATCGCTGGAGTGCACCCGCTGAAGAAACAAATACATTTGCTGCACTGCTTGTCGTCAGGTTGTAAACACCAGGAACTGTCAAATAACCGTTAGTAGCTGTCAGGCTAAGTCGAGTTGTTCCGCTGATACCTGTCTCACGAATAGTAAATGCGCCATTGTCCACACCTTGGTCACCAACTTGCAGTGTAAAAGTAGCACCACCTCCAGCTGTGTTTGTTAAAGCAATTCCATAACCAGTGGCATTGTTCGATCCATCTGTATCAATATTAAGCACTGCTCTAGTAGTTGTAGTTGTGTCTATGCCTACCCTGCCAGCTGCATCTATTCTCATGGTTTCAGTGTTGTTAGTTCCAAAAAGAAACACATTGTTTGAAACATTTTTCAACATACTTCCGCCATTGGACGCTATAAGTTGAATTTGATCTGTGTTAAGAACTTGAATTACGCCATCGTTACGAACGTCCAGTGCTGTGCCACCTGAAGGTTCTGCTCCTATTCCTACAGCACCACTTGAATCAATCGTCATAGATTGTGTACTGTTACCGTTTACGTGAAATCTCAACTGATCTCCGTTATGGGCATACACAATTTGACCAGCAGTGCTTGAATCTGGATCACCAAACGCAATGGTAGAATTAAAATTAGCAGCAGCAGTTAAGAGTGCTTGAGTATTACCGGAAGATCCTACATGAAGTGGATATCCATTTACGCTAGTAGTTGTGTTAATGTTAACCCGACCCGCTGAGTCAATGCGTACCTTTTCCGCCGCTGCTTCTGATGATGCTGTTTTAAAAATTAGAGACGTGGCGTTTGAACTAGCTGAAAAGTCACCCTCTGAAATTGCCTCTATTCCAGCGGCTACCAGTATAGCGTCTGTGCCTGTCCCTTCATCAGGAGCTTGAAAATTAATCACTCCTAGTTTGTCATTAGCAGCTATATCTGTCTCACCTGTTTGAATTGTAAGAACGAAAGGATTATCATCACCCGTTGCTGCTGATTTGAAGAACAAACCGTCATCAGGATCGTGCGTAATGGTTACATCATTATCCGCGCCAAACCCTAAAACTGCACTGTCAGAGTCTAATTTAAGATCATTGCTAACTGTGACAGCGGTAGACGCATTAAGATCAATAGTTGCCTCCCCGTCTATACGAAGAACACCATTACTACTTTGTTGAATAAAACTAGCAGCATCACCAAAAGTTAGTTTATTAGTGGAGTTAAGAGTCAGCCCTGTGCCATCTGTATGCGTGAGGGTTGTGTCTGTATCCGCGCCAAAACCTAACACTGCGCTATCACTGTTAAGGGTTAAATCATCTCCAACAAGAACATCACTGCCAAAAGTTACTGAACTGGCAAAAAGACTTGAGACTGCTGCACCGCTTCCTGCGCCGTCAGCGAATATAATATCAGCCCCACCGTTTGGTATCGTTACATTGGCACCTGTCCCTTGGCTAAACACAGCAGATTGACCACTGGCGTTTTTCACAAAATACAGCTTATCCTGGTCGTTAGGACTAATAGTAATAGTGTTTGTTCCAGTAGGAGACCCGGCCAAAGACAAGACTTTGAACATACCGTCTGTAAGTGAGCCATCCGTGGTTGTTAGGGTGTGCGAGGTTCCAGAGAGTGTGATACTTCCCACACCGTTTAGGGCACGGTCTATAATGTCAAAGTTTGTGTTAGTGGTTTCACCCCACGTCCCCGACTGATCCCCGGTTTCAATTTTTTCAATGCCATTATTAGCTGTATATGTAGAAGTCATGATCTATCTCACTATGCGGCTTTGCGTTTTGTTTCTTGCCAGTTAGGCGTTTGACTGGGTGTTGTAGCGGACCAACTCGGCGTTTGACTAGGTGTTATAGCAGACCAACTCGGCGTTTGACTAGGTGTTACAGAGCTCCAGCTAGGTGTTTGACTGGGTGTTACAGCAGACCAACTCGGCGTTTGATCGGGACTAATTACAGACCAAACATTAACCCTAGACGTTTCGCCCGTAGCAGAGACACCCGTAACAGGTACAATAACGTCACCCGTTACTGTAACACTGCCCGCCTCAGAAGTGCCCGACACTCCCGTTACATCTATTGTTGTGCCAAGGGAGACCGTTACAGAGCCTAATCCAGTGGTCCCAGCAACCCCAGTGGCATCCACATTAGCATCACCGGATACCGTGACACTGCCAACAGAGCCCGTGCTATCAACACCTGTAAGGGTAACGGTAATGCCCTGTCCTTCAACAATAGTAACAGAGCCGACAGAACTAGTCCCAGCCACACCTGTGACATCAACATTAGCATCAGCCGATATCGTGACGCTACCTAATCCAGTGGTGCCTGCCACACCTGTGACATCAATATTGGCATCACCAGTGGCGACAACTGATCCTAAACCAGTGGTTCCGGCAACCCCTGTGACAGAGACATTAGCATCAGCCGAGACCGTGACAGAACCAACCGATCCCGTGCCTGCCACCCCGGTGACTGATACGACGGCATCACCCGATACTGTAACACTGCCTAAGCCGGATGTAGCACCGGGAACAGCAACATTCTGTCCCCATCCCGCAGACCCCCAAGCCTGCGTCGAGGAGTTCCATCCCTCGAATGCTACCTTTATGTCGGTCATTAGGCTATTCTAATTATCGCTGCCGTTGCATTAGCTGTTGGAAAAGTAATTGTGAAATCTCCAGACGAGCTTGATTTATCGGCTCCAAAATCAAGAACACACACAGAAGTATCTCCAGTCGTGTCTTCATTAAAAATTAAGGCACCCCTAGCCGTTATAGTTGAACTGCTAAAAGTTGTGTCGGCAAAATCAGTTAAGGCTGTAGTGCCACTGGTTGAGGGATCAACTCTCGTAAGAGTGTTTCCCTTAGCCGTGTATCCAGTGCCTGATACCTCATTACTTGTGGTATAAGCAGTGGTTGTGGCGTCTAGGGTGGCGCTACTTGTATACAAAGCTAATTTAAAAGTGCTTCCACCTGAATTTAAAAAATTATGCTTTGCCTCAAGTAACTCTTTTTTAAAACTTGTACACATTGCCTGGGTAATAGACATCTTATAATCTCCTAATCATCTCTGCTAACTCAATGTGACCTGCCTCTTTTAAAGCGTTGTATACCGTAGTTCTATCTGATTTTATGGCCTCTTTCATGTAAAAAACCACCACAGACTCCATGCTTTGTTTAAACGCTTCTGCTTGATCTCTTATAACAGGTGGGGCGTTTTCGGAGACAGACATTAGTTTATTAACACAACGGTGAGCCACCTCTTCCGGAGTCCACCCGCGATTTAAGGTGGTCTCAACATCTACGTGAAAATCGTCCGGCATATTTATGTTAACGTCAAACATTACGTTCTAGGCCTTCTTGGTAAACCATCACGGTAAGCGTCACTGTTCTCACGAGCCTCTGCGAGATCTTTAAGTCTCTGTAAAGACTCTGTGAACCTGTTGTTGTACAGCGTTAAGAGATCTGGCTCACCCTTCATATAAGTGTATGCCTCAACTAAAGAAGCGTACAAGATGGTGTTTGGAGCATTGGTGCTGATCCAAGTAGTACCACTATCGCCCCCGGCGGTTAAACTAGCGGGTCTATAAAAATAGTGTAACTCACTAGAGTAATTAGCATCCGGTGTGGGAGCTATAATAAAGTTATCTACATCAAATAAGGCGTAATAAACGGGCTGACCCGTTGTAGAACCGTTGGGGTTATATTCTTGCACAAAGTTCACATCTTTCTGTAATAGAAAAACTTTGTTACTGGAGACTTCTATAGACAGAGAAAAGGACGCTAAGTAATCATCTGGAGCGTTTAAAAACTTATCACCAGTAGTCATGACACCCGTGACGTTCTTTCTAAAATACTCTAAGTCTACAAGACCCAAAATCCTATCTTCGGCGGCCCTTATAAAAACAGGTAAATTGGTGACAAAAGACGTTTCGGTGTTTTCCGTAAAGTCTTGTATTGCTGTTTTAAGTTCTGCAAATGTAAAACTCATTGCTTACACCACCACTGTTACGTTACCCACCTGCCCTGTAGCCTTTATGGGAATGAGATCTTTCCCAAGAGGGGCTACACCCACAAGAATAACAAAAGGCTCATTTCTATCG